GTCGTTTTTAGGCGCTTTATCGGGTTGACTTTCATGCTCTTCACAACCATCCCCTGCCAATACCTCCTCTTACCTATGGGTTTTCTGATACAGCATTCACGTTGTGAAACGGCAAATACTGTATCTCCATAAGTAGAGGGGCCTTTGCAGTCCTTCCATGCCTTCGGGGTCGCCTTATAACAGGCAAGCCAAAGATCTCGAAAGCGAGCATCGCAGCCAAAACCAAGGTTACGCATTGAAGCGTAACTACGGAGACGGTTTGCGATCTGCAGAGTATACGGGATTTTCCCTGTACCCTGCGGCTTGCGAAGGAAGAATGGGCGGACCGGTCTTGATTCAAACCAATCCGAGCCGCACGATTCAAAGAAGCTCCCAGCCAGGAAGCTCTTTGTCTCGTTAACCTCAAATCCTAAGAACTTGAGTGCTTCGATCACGATAGCTGCATACGCTTGGGGGACAATTAAATCATCCCCGAAGATTGCAGTTTTGTCATGGAGGGTTTTCGGAACATATTGATGGACTACAGCCGCAAAAATTAGCGACTCTAATTCAAAAGTATATCCATTTCCCATAGAGCTGATTTTCTCTAGCTCTACCTGCTTCCCTTCGATTTGAATATAGTCTGAGCGAAATAATGTTAATAGCTCAAACCAATCGTTAGGAAACAGTGTTTTGACAACATTCCAAGAGATAGAATCGCTTGCGGCTTTTAAGTCTATAGTCGCAAGCTTGTGCTCATAAGCCATTTCGGCTAAAGCACGGTTCTTCTGTTGGGTATCGAGATCGACCGAGAATCGCTTCAAACGTTTCCGGATATGTGCTCCGATGCCTAGCTGACCATAAATATTCAGCGTAGGTTCGATGGCTATACCGCGGTCTGTTTTTGCAGATTTCGGAACGGTCGTAAACTTAGACCCTTCTACTACAATAGGATTCGCCTGGTGTTCCCACCAGGTACTGCCTAAAATAGCTTTATAGAAAGGAATAAGTGCGGGAGTGAGATGAATGTCTTCATCATATTTATCAGATAGCGTGCAACCGCTACCCTTCACCCCTGTCGTTGCTCCAGGACCAAAACGGAAGTGCTCAGCCATAAAGCTGAGTGTCTCCTCGTTTAACGGACCGAGTATCTTCGATATATATGAAGCTACACGGAAAGTTCCTGGAAACCATCCTTGTCCCGCCGGTGGAAACTGGCGGTTGAGAGCGGCGCAACGTTGCTCGGACACGTAAAACGCATCGAGGGCGACTTGCCGTTTATCTATCCCAAGTGGCAGATTTGTAGATTTAGAGAGAACTTTAGTCACCAGGTAATCATCAGCAAAATTGCTGTGGTCCTGGTAATGACGTGGGTCAATCTCTAGGTTAACTATCTGCTCATATTCCTGCTCTTTTAAAAGCAGGTACACGGTCAAAGACCGCGGGGTATCTAAGATACGGCATAGTTGCTGGGTGAAACTGACTTCGATCGACAGATCTGAAGTCATGTCTAAGGTAAAGCCTTTTGACATAGCATAGTTCTCCTGAAAGTTACTGCGAGCGAGGCCACTAAAGTGACCTAAAAGCCCCAATTCGCTTTCCATAAGATCCTGGTTATCTACAACGAGCGAAAACGCTCTTTTATTGTATTCCAGGCCTTTTTGGCAAAGTCGTATAAGGCAATTAACGCTTGCAGTTTTGTTAAATAACCCAATTAATAAACGGGTTCCAAATCAACAATGTTGCCTTGAATGATTGCATGAGAAATCGCATTAGCACAAAGTGCCGCGAAATCCGTACGCTCAGCCAAGGTCATTTGATCTGGTATAACAAAATCAGAAGACATACGGCCGGTATAAGCTACCGCCGTCACTGTATCGACCGTGCTTTCGATTGGCATATTAAGCCTAACCTTAACTCGATCAGTTGAACGCTTTGTACTGCGCGGACTGAAACCAATAATTAATTGTTTCTGGCCAGCGGAAGTCACCGAATCTTTGTCTACAAAAGTAGATTCAGACGGTGAAATCTGTTGCGGTACGAACGTATGTGTGACGGGTGTTGCTTTTCCGTCGTCGATGCTTATAGCAGAAGCTGCAGGCATATTATTGTACTCCTTTAGAGTATTAGTATTCACGGAAAGTCCCGTGCGACTGTTGCTGCTCCGTAGAAATTTACGGTTTACAGCGGTGACCACCAGAAAGACTAGCAGTCACGGGTGATAGCAACAAAACATAGATGCTATCTGATCGGTGTATTACTACACTTATCGTTTACAGCCCACAAGAGAGCAGTTGCATTCACCAGGCGCCTATAGGATTTTGAAAAACCTATTCTTGGCCTCTGAGGAACGGGGATCGAACTTATTACGCGTCGGTTATGGGATTTCAGCTCAAATATGGCTGGAAATAAATTCTTCCCACCGGCCCACGATAACGTTTTGGACCCCTCAGCCGTAGTCTTCCGTGTAACGGTACCGGAAATAAATTCCATACCGTCTAGGGCATCGAGCGATGACAACCAGTCACCGATCCCAATGCCCCAGTCTATCACGAAGGAAAACGGCACTACCTCCCAAGCTAGCTCACGAGCATCTCCGAGTGTAAACTCATCGAAGCCCGCTGCGCTAGTCGAACGAAGGTAGGCAACAGCTTTCTCTTGTGTCTGCCATTTGATCCCTAAGGCTTCATAGATATCAGAAGTACGCTTCACAGCGAACCGTTGATATATCGGCTTCTCAAGTCTCTTGGTTAGGGCGTGGATTGAATCCATTAAGTCCCCAATTAGAGGTTCGAGGCCGTATGTTGCCGTTAGGTAAGATGCGGGAATGTCACAGGGGGTAATTTTCCTGCGACCACTCTTACGTCGCCGCCGCTTTGAAACTAAAAGGTTCGTTCTCACGTTCCTATAGCTTCTCCATGCGGTTTTTACCCCTTTTGCAAAGTTGCCAAACATTTTTTCTGTCTGGCGATACTCAACAAGAGAGGTACCAAGATTCACTTTTCTGGCTTTAATCTTCAGCCGTAAGGCTAAAGGCCAGTCAGTGGGTTGGTGGCGTCTAACACCATCGTATGTTAGGCTAAATCTAGCTCTGTCAACACGACACATGTTAGTGTTCGAGTACTTTCCGCCTACGTAGCAAGAAGAAGGGTAGCAATACTCATCATACTCAAAACATCCTGTTCTGAGTCTGTAAGTATACTGCTCCTCCAATGCTGTCGGGTTTTTAATCAAATCCGACTGCGTAGTAGGACGGGGGCGCCTAGAGTGAACCACTTCAGTTTCAAAGTGGTCGTCATAATGCCAGCTATATAAATCAGCCGGCATGTTGTCGCACTCAGGATAACTTGTATATTCACGCGAAGTGAATTTAGTTTGTACCCGTTCGGAACCCATAGTAAATCTCCTTTAAATTAACGATAAATTGTTAAGGAAAAGTTGAAATACTATCCCTCAAATGGATGAAGCAAGCATAACTGCCTTACTCCACCGTGGCTCGCAATGAGCCGTTTAAACAGAACCGTCATTGTCTCAATGACGCGAACAAGCCGATGAACCAAAAGTGGTTCTCGGTCGTCCTAGACGATCCTCTTCGGAGGAGCGATGTTGCCGTACCTTATGCTATAGATAATCTGAGAATATCAATGGGATTTATCCCAAAGACTAATTCCGGGTTTTAACCGGATCAACTTTATTGTTGTTCAGATGATCTTGTAATAGCG